CCGGTCCGCTGAACGGTATCCAGAAATCGGCATAGCCATGCGGGAGTGGCCCCCCGAAGGCTATGCGTAGTTCCGCGCCCCTGTCGCTACGGTGTCCAGCTTCGATCCAGACGTCTGCTCCTTCGTACCAGGACAGGTCTGGCTTTGGAGCGGGCAGCCCCAGGATGCTCCTGATCTTGTCGGGCTCACGCTGGATGAGTTGCAGCAACAGGTCTTCATGCCTGGACATGGTGGTGGTCTCCTCGGTGATGGAGATCCAATGCTGATCCGTCGCCCTATCGATTGATTGTTCGGTACCCAAAAAGAGCCTTCGCGCGCGCGTGACGATGATGTCCGGGCGTCCTGCAGGAGCAGGATGCCCATCAGTTGGCCAGGGATGGCCACCCCATCGGGAGCATCGTCATGTCATCGCCGCAACCCCGGCGCCGCCGCGCGCCGCGTATGACCAGCTGGACGCTGGTCACCCTCGTCCTGCTGATCATCCTCGCCGCCATTCGCCCGGAGCAGCTCCAGGTCGTCGCCTATAAGCTGGTCCTGGTGACGCTGGGCGCAGTGGCCGGCTACTGGATCGACCGCAGCCTGTTTCCGTACGTGGCCCGCCCGCACGAATGCTCGGCCAACCTGGTGGTCGTGGGTGCCTGGCTGCGCCGCGGGCTGATCGTGCTGGCCTGCATCCTCGGCCTGACGCTGGGGCTCTGACCATGGGCGCCCCGCAAATCATCTGGATCGTGCTGGCCGCTGTGGTCCTGGTTACGTCCTATGCGTGCGATGGCCTCACCAACGTGATCAGCTTCAAGCAGCGCGTGTTCGACGTGATCGCGATGACGGCCCTGGTGTGGTGGGGAGGCTTCTTCGGATGAAGCGCCTGCTCACCCTCGGCCTGATCGGCCTGCTGAGCGTCTGCCAGCCGGCCTTCGCGACGGATCGCATCCCCACTGCCGCCGAGCAATACCGGCGCACCCTGGTGCGCAGCGCCCATGCCGAATGGGGCCTGTCGGCGCCGATCGCCACCTTTGCCGCACAGGTTCACCAGGAAAGCCGTTGGCGTGCTGATGCCCGCTCGCCTGTTGGTGCCCAGGGTCTGGCGCAGTTCATGCCCGGAACCGCGGAGTGGATCGCCGGCCTGTATCCGGCCGCCCTCGGCACCAATCAGCCGTTCAATCCTGGCTGGGCACTGCGAGCGCTGGTTACCTACGACCGTTGGCTCTACGACCGAAACCAGGCCTCCAGCGAGTGTGATCGCTGGGCATTCGTACTGTCCGCTTACAACGGCGGTCAGGGGTGGGTAATTCGCGACCGTAGGCTGGCCTCGGCATCCGGCGCCGACCAGCTGGCCTGGTTCGATTCCGTCGAGCGCTTCAACGCCGGGCGCTCTGCCGCCAACTTTCGCGAGAACCGCAACTACCCGCGCCTCATCCTGCTTCGCTATGAGCGGATCTACCTGCAGTGGGGCGACGGCGTGTGCGGGGAGAGGTACACCCTGTGAGACTGTCCTCCAGCATCACCTTGGCTCTGAACGTTACCTACCTCGACCTGGCGGTGATCCAGCGACTGTTCGCAGGCAGTCGCGACTTCCTACCGGCACCTGAGCTGTATTGCTCGCCAGTGCCGCGCGAGCGGCATGGTAAGTCCGGTGTGGCTCGGGCGAAACGTAAGGCTCGCAAGTACAAGCGGAGAAATCATGGCCGTCCTTAGCCTCCTACGCACCAGTACGTTCTGGCTCGTGCTGAGCGCAGTGCTGTGCGGCGCAGCCGTAGTAATCCACGGCTCCGCAAGCTACGACCGTGGGTACGCCACCGGCCGCGCCGAGGGTGACGCTGCGCTGCTCAACCTGCAGCTGCAGCACACCAACGAACGCGCCCAGGCCCTTCAGGACGCCCTGGTCCAGTACAAGCAGCAGGTCGCGCGCGCCAACCAGGCCGAGGAGCACCTGCTGCAGGTACAGCAGCAACTGACCGACACCCGACACCAACTCCAGGAGCGAATCGCCCATGTATCGACCGCCTACCGAGCGGCACCTGGTGCTGCGCCTATTGCTATCCCTCGCTGTGTCTTCACTCGCGGCTGGGTGCGCGACTTCAACACCGCCCTCGGCGCCGGTTTGCCCGCCGCAGGAGCGCGCGCCGATTCCGCCGGCGCTCAAACAGCGACCTGGCCCGCCGCCGGTTCTGACGCCGAGCTACTGGAAAGCGGCGTCACTCCGGCGGACATCCTGGCCTTTGCCCAGGACTACGGGGCCTGGTCTCTTCGCAATCTCGCTCAGCTCAACGCACTACTGGAACAAGGGGAATAGGGAATGAAGGTCGAGCTGGAACTGTGGCAGTTGATCACTCTGCTGCTGACCTTCCTCGGTGCCTGCGCGGGCGGCGGCAAGCTGCTGCTCAACCAGATCCAGAAAAGCCTGGATTCGCGATTCGCAAGCCAAGACCAGGCACGCCTGGCGAACCATGAACAGCTCTCCTACCGGCTGGACGCCATCGAGCAGGCCGCGCGGGAAGAAACCAACCAGTGGCAGCGCGTTGAACGAGAACTGATGAGCCTGAAGGCGGAGCTGCCGATCCAGTACGTCCGCCGCGAGGACTATATCCGCGGCCAGAGTGTGATCGAGGCGAAGCTCGACGGTTTGGCCGTGAAGCTGGAAAACGCGCAGCTGCGCAGTCTGATGGGAGCAAAAAATGCAAATTGACCTGGCCAAGACCCGGCGCGAAGCCCTGCGCTGGCTGATTCTGCTGACCCTGAACAATGCTCGGCCGGTGGGCGCCTACGAGGGGCCGGTCCTCTCGGTCGCACAGAGCGAGTACCCCGACGCCACACCGCTGGAGATCCGTCGCGAGCTGGACTACTTGGCCGACCGTGACCTGGTGACCCTGGTCAAGGAACCGTCTGGCAAGTGGTTCGCCGATTTGACCCGGTACGGCACCGACGTCGCCGAGTACACCATCGACTGCGAACCCGGCATCGCCCGCCCCAAGAAGTACTGGTGACGAACAATGGGGCGGAAATCATCGATCTCCCGGCTACCGGACCAAGTCCGGGCCTACATCGAGGGGCGCCTGGCCGATGGCCGGATGACCCTGGACGAGCTGATCGCGGACCTGCAGGCGCAGTTCCCGAGCCAGGCCGAGGCCGGCGAGCTGCCCAGCCGGGCAGCCGTGCATCGCTACGGCCAGAAGCTGGAGCGGCGGCTGGCGGCAATTCGTGCCAGCACCGAGGCGGCCAAGCTGATCCGTGCCCAGGCCGGCGACGACCTGGACGCACGCAGCGAGGCGCTGACGGCGATGATCCAGTCCGAGCTGTTCGAGTCGATCATCTCTTTGCAGGAGGCTGGTGATGAAGAGATGGACCCGGCTGATCGTGTCGGACTGCTGGCGTCAGCGGCAAAGAACATCGCGACGCTGACGCGCTCCAGCGTCACGCTGAAGAAGTTCCAGGCAGAGGCTGAGCAGCGGGGCCGCGAGAAACAGCTCCAGGAACAGGAGCAGCGCCTGGAAGAGATGCGTGGCAGCGACGGCATGAGCGAGCAGCTCGAACAACGTATCCGGGACATCCTGCTGGGGAAAGCCTGACATGGCCATGCACGCAACGTCCGATAACCTGGGCTCCAAGCTCAAGGCCACCAGCGCGCCGCGCAAGATCGACCTGGCCGAGGAGATGGCGTTGCATGGCGTCGATGTGCCGCAGGAGATCTCCGAGGCGATTCCATCCAACGACGCCGTCTTCCTGGGCTACCAGCAGCGCTGGTTCGAGGACGAGAGTCCGATCATGATCGCGGAGAAGTCTCGCCGCACCGGCCTGACCTGGGCCGAAGCCGGGCGCAACGTGATCAATGCCGCCAAGCCGCGGCGCCGAGGTGGCTGCAACACCTTCTACGTCGGCAGCAAGCAGGAGATGGCGCTGGAGTACATCGCCGCCTGCGCGTTGTTCGCCCGCGCCTTCAACGAGCTGGCCGAGGCTGACGTCTACGAGCAGACCTTCTGGGACGAAGGGAAGAAGGAAGAGATCCTGACCTACATGATCCGCTTCCCGAAGTCGGGGCGGAAGATCCAGGCCTTGAGTAGCCGGCCGAGCAACCTGCGCGGCCTGCAGGGCGATGTGGTGATCGACGAGGCGGCGTTCCATGAGTCCCTGGAGGAGCTGCTGAAGGCCGCCCTGGCGCTGACGATGTGGGGTAACAAGGTCCGCCTGATCAGCACCCACAACGGCGTCGACAACCCGTTCAACCAGTACATCCAGGATGCCCGCGAGGGCCGCAAGGATTACAGCGTTCACCGCATCACCCTGGATGATGCGATCGTCGAAGGACTGTACAAGCGAATCTGCTTCGTCACCGGCCAGGAGTGGTCGCCCGAGGCCGAGAAGGCGTGGCGCGATGGGTTGTACAAGAACGCCCCCAATACCGAGTCCGCCGACGAGGAATACGGCTGCATCCCGAAGAAGTCCGGCGGCGCCTACCTCTCTCGCGTGCTCATCGAGCAGGCGATGGTCCAGGACCATTCGATCCGTATCTACCGGTACGAGGCGCCGGAAGGTTTCGAAGGCTGGACACCACAGATGCGGGAAGACGAGATCCGCACCTGGTGCGAAGAAAACCTTCTGCCAGAGCTGGCCAGGCTGGACCCGGAGAACACCCACAGCTTCGGCGAAGACTTCGCGCGCCGTGGCGACCTGACCGTGTTCACCCCGCTGCAGATCTCGCCGACCCTACGCAAGCGGGAGGCGTTCCGGGTCGAGCTGCGCAACCTGACCTACGAAGCGCAGCGCGACATCATGTTCTTCATCTGCGATCGCCTGCCGCGTGTCGTGGGCATGGCCTTCGATGCCACCGGCAACGGCGGATACCTCGCGGAACAGGCGGCGCTGCGGTATGGCCCAGCGGTGGTCGAGCAGGTCAGCCTCAACCTTGCCTGGTACGCCGAGTGGATGCCCAAGCTCAAAGGGGAGTTCGAGGCCTTCAACATCGAGCTGTCCAGGCACCAAAGCACGCTGGACGATCTTCTCTCGATCAAGGTCGAGAACGGCATTCCAGTGATCGATAAAGGCCGCAAGGCTGATCTGGAATCGGCGGGCGGTAAGGCAAAGCGTCATGGCGACAGCGCCGTGAGCCTGGTCATGGCCGTGCGAGCAAGCTACATGGCTGGCCGCAAGCAGCCTATCGAGTGCCAGTCGGCTGGGCGCCGGGCCTCCGCACAACAAGACCTTGCCGGTACCCGTAACACCACCAACCGCGGCTGGGGCACCGTCGCCGGCCGCACCGACCTCGGAGGCTACTGATGCACCCGCCCAAGCTCGGCCAGGAGATCGCCACCACGGGCGACGGCCGCGATATTACCCGTCCATTCCTCTCCGGCCTGCAGCAACCGAGCGACTACATCCTGCAGCGCCGGGGCGGCAACGACCTGCGCATCTACGAGGAAGTGCTGCGCGACGCCCAGGTCAAGGCGACCTGGGGCCAGCGGCAGCTGGCCGTCGTCAGCAAGGAATGGCAGGTCGATGCCGGCGGCGACCGCCGGATCGACAAGGCCGCAGCTGAGCACCTGAAGCAGCAGCTGCAGAACGTTGGCTGGGACCGGATCACCAACGGCATGCTCTATGGGGTGTACTACGGCCACGCCGTGTCCGAACTGATCTACGGCCGCGACGACCGCTACATCACCCTGCAGGCGGTCAAGGTGCGCAACCGCCGCCGCTTCCGTTACGACCTGCAGGGTGGCCTGCGCTTGCTGACGCCGAACAACATGTTCGAGGGTGAGCCGTGCCCTTCGCCGTACTTTTGGCACTTCTCGACCGGCGCCGACAACGACGACGAGCCCTATGGCCTCGGACTGGCCCATTGGCTGTACTGGCCGGTGTATTTCAAGCGCAACGGACTGAAGTTCTGGCTCACGTTCCTGGACAAGTTCGGTATGCCCACGGCCGTCGGCAAATTCGGGAAGAACGCCACGCCAGAGGAGAAGGCCAAGCTGCTGGCCGCCACCCAGGCGATTCAGACCGATACCGGTGTCATCATGCCGGAGGACATGTTGGTGGAACTGCTGGAGGCCTCGCGCTCTGGCACGGCCGACTACAAGATCCTGCACGACACCATGGATGAGACCATCGCCAAGGTAACGCTGGGCCAGGTGGCGTCGAGCCAGGGCACTCCCGGCCGCCTGGGCAACGACGATCTGCAGGCCGACGTGCGCCTCGACCTTGTGAAAGCCGACGCCGACCTGATCTGTGAGAGCTTCAACCAGGGCCCCGCGCGTTGGCTGACCGAGTGGAACTTCCCCGGCGCTGAGCCGCCATGCGTTTACCGGGTCGTCGAAGAACCCGAGGACATGGACGCCAAGGCCAGTCGAGACGAGAAGGTAGTGCGGTTCTCCGGCTTCAAGCCCACCTTGGGTTACGTCCAGGAGACCTATGGAATTGAGGTCCAGGAGCAGGATCAGAAACAGGAGCAAGGTCAGCCAACTGGCCCCTCACCTGCCGCCGAGTTTGCCGAACGTGCCGGGGGAAGCGATCCGGCCGCGGCGATGACGGACCAGTTGGCCAAGGCCATGCAGCCGGCGGTAAAGGACTGGAGCGAGCAACTCCGCGCTCTGGTCGACAATGCCACCAGCCTCGACGAGTTGCAGGAGCAACTGCTGCAACTTGCTCCCGAGCTGAGCCTGGATCAATACGCGGCCGCCATGGCGGTCGGCCTGCAGGCAGCGAACCTGGCTGGGCGTACTGACGTCCAGGACGATCTGGCCGCGCGAGGTAGTGCCTGATGGCTACCGCGGCGACGTACGGCAGCCTCTCGTTTCGCGAGCAGATCGCTTTCTTTGAGGCGAAGAACCCCTCGGTCAACTACGCCACGGTGCGCGGTGCCGCCCATGACCAGTCGTTTGTGAGCGCAGGCGCCCATCGTGCGGACCTGGTCGCAGATCTCTACGCAGTGGTGCGTCAGGCGATCCGCGATGGCTTAACCCTGGAGGAGTTCCAGAAGGACTACTACGCCGTCCTGGACAACTACGGCTGGGAGCCGGCCGGCGGTCGCGCCTGGCGCGCGCAGGTGATCTACCGCACCAACCTGCGTACCAGCTACGCAGCCGGCCGCTACGCCCAGTTGCAGGCAGTGAAGGCAACGCGGCCGTACTGGGGCTATCACCACAGTGACGCTGTCGAGCACCCGCGCGAGCTGCACCTGGCCTGGGACGGCCTGGTGATCCACGCCGACAACCCCTGGTGGCAGACGCACTATCCGCCCAGTGGATTCGGCTGCGAGTGCTACGTCACGGCCTACAGCCTGGATGAGCTGCAGGCGATGGGGAAGTCGGGACCAGACGAACCACCGCCTGGCCGCATGCGCAACATCGTTTTCCACGGCGAGATGGTCCAGGTGCCGGAGGGCATCGATCCGGGCTGGAACTACGCACCCGGTCGAGCCGCCTTCGAGAACCAGGTGCAACTGACCCTGGAGAAGACCGCGCCGCTGCCGGCCGAACCGGCGGCACGCATGAACAGGCAACTGCTGGACGAGCAGCGTGTCGAGGAGGCGCTGCAGCGCTCCTGGACAAGCTGGCTGGATGAGGTCGTGGCCGAGCCGGTGGTGCGTGGCAGCGCTCGCAACGTGGGCACGCTGAGCCCCGAGACGGTCGCGGGCATGCAGCGGGCGGGCGTCACGCCACAGACCGCGCTGATCAGCATGCGCGACGAGCAGTTGGTGCCGCTGATCAAGGCGGCGCCGGCCGAGCCAGAGGTAGATGACGCGCTCGCTGGACTGACGCTGGCCGATCTGCGGCAACTGCCGCAGGCGCTCGCCCAGCCGCAGGCGGTTCTCCTGGATGCATCATCCAATGCTCTGGTCTACGTGTCCGACTCTGGACGACGCGGAGGCTGGCTCTCATTGATCGTCAACTATCTCCTGCAGGGCAGCTCGCGCAGCAATGTCGTCCAGTCCGGCAGCGTGGTCGACGTTGAGCAGCTCGGGCAGCAGTTGGCCAATGGACGTTTGGTTCTGGTGGAGGGTGGACTATGAGCGGCGCACGTATCGAGCTGGAGTTCGACAGCCAGCAGGTGACACAGGCACTGAGCACGGCGGCTGCGACTCTGCGCAGTCCCACCAAGATCCTCGAAGACCTGATCGAACCGTTGCTGCGCATTCACCAGGCGCGCTTTCGTGCCCAGCAGGCTCCTGACGGCACGCCCTGGACGGCACTGTCGCCTCGCTACCAGGCTCGCAAGCGAAGAAACAGGGACAAGATCCTCACCGCCAGCGGCGACTTGCGCAAACTGGCGGGGCAGGTTGAAGGCGATACCTTGCTGTTCGGTACAAACCTTCCTTATGGCGCTATCCATCAGTTCGGCGGCACGATCCAACGTCAGGAGAGGCAGAGCACGGTTTACTTCAGGATGAATGAACGTACTGGCGAGGTCGGTCGACAGTTCGTCCCGAAACGCCGTAGCAACTTCGCCCAGGACGTGCGCATCGGCCCCTACACGATCACCATGCCGGCCAGGCCCTGGCTGGGCACGTCGGACACTGACGATGCCAAACTGCTGCAGCGAGTCATGAGCCTCATAAACTCAACCTTGCAGAATTAGCGTTTCTAGGCCCCTGGCGGCCCAAACGAGGGCGTAGGTCTATCTTCGTCGGCCTACGCCCCTCTACGGGCCTTGCTGACGCTTTATAAATCGCCCTGCTGGGGTTGCCACGGTGCCCGTTGGCGTGGTTTCGTAGAAAAGCCTCCCCAACGCGGCCTTTGTCCCAATTTTCGGTTGCGACAAAGATCGTCCGGTTCTGCCGCCTCACTCTGGGCGGCATGAAAAAGCCAACCGCCACTCTGCCAATCCTCCCCGCCGGCCGGCACGTCGCTCTCGATGGTCGCCCGGTGGAGTTCACCGAGGCCATCCTGCAGGAGATCGCCGCGACCTACGATCCGGCGCTCAGCGAGGCCCCTCTCGTCATCGGTCACCCCAAGCTCAATGCACCGGCCTACGGCTGGGCCAAGGGCCTGGAGGTGCGCGAGGGCATGCTCTATGCCGAGCCGCACCAGGTAGTCCCCGAGTTCGCAGAAGCCGCGAACCGCAAGATGTACAAGAAGCGCAGCGCTTCGGTGTACCTACCGGACTCACCAGGCAACCCGGTTCCGGGCAAGCACTACTTGCGCCATATCGGCTTCCTCGGTGCCGTGCCGCCGGCCATCAAAGGCATTCCCGATGCTCCCTTGAACTTCGCCGAGGATGACGGCGCCCTGGCCATCGAGTTCGCGGAAGCGCCCTACGCGGTGACGGCTCTGACCGAGATCCTGCGCCGCCTGCGTGACTTCTTCGTCGAGCGCGAAGGCGCCGAACGGGCCGACCAGCTCATCCCACAATGGCAGTTGTCTTCGATCGAGGAGGACGCGCGGCGTGCAGCCACCCACGGCGCCAGTGCCCAGGCGTCGTTCTCCGAACCCGCAATAGAAGGCGTCGACGCCGCAGCAGCCTCTGCCGCCGCTGCGGAAGAGCCGCAGGGCACCGTCACCCCATCCGACGGTGCTTCCGCGTCAGCGGCAGAGGCTGACCGGACCTCTCACCCATCACAGCAGGACACGACCATGCCTGACGAAGCTGCGCTCCAGGAGCGCCAACGCCAGCTCGACGAGCGCGAGCAACTGCTGGCCACCCGCGAAGCACAGGTGGCCCAGCAAAAAGCCCAGGAACATCGCAACGAGGTCACCGAGTTCGCCGAAGGCCTGGTCAAGGCCGGCCGACTGCTGCCGCGCCAGAAGGCTCCGGTGATCGAGTTGCTGGTGAGTCTGCCTGCCGACACTCCCCTGGAGTTCGCCGAGGGCGACGGCCAGGTCACCAAGCCGGCGGCCGAGGTGCTGCGCAGCTTGCTGGCCGAACTGCCCAAGCAGGTGGACTTTTCCGAGAAATCCGGCGACGGCGGCGACCTGAGCTTCGGCAGTGCTCACGCCATTGCAGCGCGAGCGCAGAGCTATCAGGAAGAACAGCGGCAGGCTGGACGCCATATCAGCACGACCGAGGCCGTTACCCACATCACCAAGGGAGCCAAGTAGATGAACATTCCCAGACTCATCACCGCCAAACGTGCCAGCGGCGCCATCGCCGCCCGCCGTATCGTGATCCATGGTAGCTCGGACGGCCTGGCCGCCCAGGCTGCCGGTAGCACTGCGCTGCTGATCGGCATCAGCACCGAAATTCCCGCCGCCGACGGTGCGGTCTTCGACGTCATCCGTTCCGGCCTGGCGCCGGTCGAGTACGGCGGCAACGTCACTCGCGGTGATGCGCTGACGGCCGACGCCCAGGGGCGAGCGGTTGCCGCGACGCTGCCGCCGGCCGCCACCACTTACATCATCGGCTTCGCTGAACTCAGCGGCGTCGCGGGTGATATCGGGTCCGTCTACATCGCCCCGGCCGTTCTGCCGGTAGCCTGAAGGAGCGCTCCATGAGCAATGCACCATTTCCCATCGATCCCGAACTGACGGCGATCGCAATCGCATACCGCAACGGCCGGATGATCGCCGACGAGGTTCTGCCGCGCGTACCGGTCGGCAAGCAGGAGTTCAAGTACTGGAAGTACGACCTCGCCCAGGGCTTCACCGTGCCGGAAACCCTGGTCGGCCGTAAGTCCAAGCCGAACGAGGTGGAGTTCAGCGCTACCGACGAAACCAGCAGCACCGAGGACCACGGCCTGGACGCCCCGGTGCCGCAGGCGGATATCGACAACGCACCGACGAACTACAACCCCCTGGGCCACGCCACCGAGCAGACCACCAACCTGATCCTGCTCGATCGCGAGGCCCGGACATCCAAGCTGGTTTTCAACCCCAACAGCTATGCCGCGGGCAACAAAAGGACACTGTCCGGCACCGATCAATGGAGCGACCCGGCCAGCAACCCGCTGCCGGAGATCACCGATGCGCTGGATAGCGTCATCCTACGCCCGAACATCGGCGTCCTGGGCCGCCGCACCGCCACCATCCTGCGCCGTCACCCGAAGATCGTGAAGGCATACAACGGCACGCTCGGCGACGAGGGCATGGTGCCGATGGCCTTTCTGCAGGAGCTGCTGGAGTTGGAGGCGATCTACGTCGGCGAAGCACGGCTGAACATCGCCCGGCCGGGACAGAACCCGAGCCTGATTCGCGCCTGGGGGCCGCATGCGTCCTTCATCTACCGCGATCGCCTGGCCGACACCCGCAACGGCACCACCTTCGGCCTGACCGGCCAGTGGGGCGATCGCGTGTCCGGCTCGATCCCCGACCCGAACATCGGCCTGCGCGGTGGCCAGCGCGTCCGTGTCGGTGAGTCGGTCAAGGAACTGGTCACCGCACCGGACCTCGGCTTCTTCTTCGAAAACGCCGTCGCGGCTTAACCCACAACTGGGCGGCCGCTCTGGCCGCCCCTCGGAGTCTGTGTTCATGGCCCGCAAATCCAGTAACGACAAGGACAAAGCGGCTCCACCTGCCGCACCAGCCACTACCGGCGCACAGCCGCCGGCGGAGGAGAGCCTGATCGACGGCCAACTGGCCGGCGTTCAACACCAGGACGGCACTGTTGTTCCGCTCGCCGAACTGCCGGAAGAGGAACTGCGGCAGATCGGTGCCGACCTGGAGATCCAGGACGCCGCCACGCTGCCGGTCGAGCATCTCGTCGCTGCCATTCAGACGCAGAAGGTGCTCCTGCCGGCCGGCGATGAAGTGGTTAGCCCCGAAGCAGCGGAATCGCCTTTGCGGATGGCCGACGATGACGGGCGCTACCAGGTGCTGCTCAGCGACGGTTCGCTGGCCTATCTGGAAGATCTGGTCCAGGAGGATCTCGAAGCGCTGGCTGCAGCCTGCTACGAACTGGCGATTCAGTCGCGCGGCGGTGAGTTGGGCCGGACTATCGGGGTGGACTGGGCCGCCGGCCTCAAGGACCGCTTCATCGTGCAGCGCGAGCGCCTGGACCACAACGGGGAAACGTACACCCACGGTGATCCGATCTACCTGGATAGCACTCAGGCTGCTCAGTTGTTGTCGCTTGGGGCGGTCAGGTCGGAGATGCAGTAATGGATAACCAACATCGCAAGATCAGCGGCTATCGCGAGTTGACTCAGGACGACATCGACCTGATGAACCGTGTCAAGGCCAAGGGGACTGAGCTGCTGGAGCTTCAACGCGAAGTCTCTGCCTACCTAGTGAAGTGCCAGTGCACCTTGGCTGTCGAGGGGCCAACAGAGGAGTTCAGCCGCTTCCTGAGGGCAGAACCCCGCCGCTGGGCTGAGATCGCCAAGACTGACATCCAGACGGGTGTCATGGCTCTGGTGCGCGCCATCGCTCAGCCCGAGGGCTGCTGAGGTGGCTGTGTACATCACGTTGCCCGAGCTGGCCGAACGGCCTGGGGCGGAAGAATTGTCCCAGGCCGCGACGCCTCAGCAGTACCGTGCGGTCCAGACCGAGCTGCTCGATGCCTTGCTGCGTGGCTTGCCGGTGGACCAGTGGACGCCGGAGGAGATCGAGGTCGGCAACGCCGCTGTAGAGGTTATCGACAGTGCGGTGAGCGATGCCCAGTCCTTCATCGACGGATTCCTGCAGCAGCGTGGTTACCTGCCGCTGCAACAGCGTTTTGGCATCGTGGTCGGCTGGCACCGGGCGATCACGCGCTACCTGTTGCATAAGGACAGGTTGGGTGAAGGCGCGGAGAAAGACCCGATCGTCCGTGACTACCGGGACGCCCTGAAATTTCTGCAGCTCACCGCCGAGGGCAAGTTCTCCCTGGGGCAGGACGACCCGGTGGCCAACTCCACCAGCGGGGCTCCCCAGGTGGTGACTCCGGGCCGAACTTTCAGCCTCGATCAGTTGAAGGACTTCTGACATGTCCAGCGCTCCATTCGATCACAACCTGATCATCGAGCGCCTGAAGGATCAGGTAGCTGTCTTGGAGAGTGTCGGCGGTGCGGCGGACTTTGCTGCCATCAAGGCGGTCCGCGACTTCCGGACACCGACCGCCTACGTGATCCTCGCCGAAGAAACGCCGATGCCGCGCTCGTCCGGAGCACCCGGCGCAGCGACCCGGCAGATGGTCCAGGTGCGATTCGGTGTTGTGGTCGCAACCCGCAACTACCGGGACAACAAGGGCAAGAACGCGATGGACGATCTACGTCCAGTAATGGGACAGGTGCGGGATGCCCTGATCGGCTGGGTGCCGCCTGGTCTGGTGGGAGCCCGTGACTGTCAACTCATCCAGGGACAAGCCGTGGACTATGACACGTCCGTTTTGATCTGGGCCGACCTCTATCACACCCAACACGCTATCGGGAGAACCTCATGAGCACCCCCGCCAAGAAACAGGACATCCCCGCCGTCTCAGTGCCGAAGGAGGAGAAGGTGACACTCACTGCTCATCACACGCACGCCGGCACGAAATACCCGGCCGGCGCCGAAATCTACGTCAACACCCTCGACAAGGCCTTCCTGGTGCAGCACCAGAAGATCACGGTCGAAACCCAGGATGCGGCTCCCGCCGCCAAGGAGTAAATCATGTCGCTGTTTTCCTTCCAGGGTCGGGTCTGGGCCGGCGAGCGCCTGCCCAACGGCAAGCTGAGCCGCCCTGTGTGGGCCGGAAACGTACCGGTCTTGACCCTGCAGATGGCCACCGAAAGCACCAATACAACGGAGTCGTTCTCGGGTAACCGTCTGCAGTACGGTCGCCTGCAGCGCGGAAAGACCGCCACCGTCAACATCACCTACGACGAGTGGCTGCCGAAGAACATCGCTGCGGCGATCTGGGCCTCGCAGATCGAGCTGCCCGCCGACACGGTGACCGGTGAAGTCCTCGAGGGCGATCTGAAGGCCGGCGACTTCGTGAAGCTGGACCGTCAGTTCGTCTCCTCGGTGGTCCTCACCGACAGTGCCACCACGCCTGCGGAGCTGGTCTTGGGTACGGACTACCGTATCGAATCTCCAACGGCTGGCTTGATCGAGATGCTGAATGTCACCGGCAAGACCCAGCCGTTCAAGGCCGCGTATGCCTCCGAGGTCGCCACCGGTTACACCATGTTCACCTCACCACCGCCGGAACGCTACATCCTGCTGGACGGCATCAACACCGAGAATCAGGAACCGGTGATCGTGACCCTGTACCGCTGCAAGTTCGACCCGGTCGGTGACCTGGCACTCATCAACGACGAGTACGGCAACTTCCAGCTCACGGGTAGCGTGCTATACGACACCCTGAACGCCGCCGACGCCAACCTGGGCGGTTTCGGTCGCATCGTGCAGAAGGGCGCCTGACATGGGGCGCAAAGTAGAACGTAAGGCCAAGCCCGGCCCCGCTGCCGCGCAAGGAGCGGATGATCTGCAGATACTGCACCCCGAACGCGAGATCGAGGTCGCCGGCCGCAAGCTGACCGTGCGCGAGTACGGATTCGTCGAAGGGCTGCGGCTACGCCCCATGATCCAGCCGTTGCTCGATGACCTGTATGCCATCAGTCAAGGGGCTGTGCTTCCCGACCTGGAGCAGATCCTGGTGGTGCTCGGCCAGCACTCGGATCTCATCCCGCACCTGATGGCAGTGGCGGCCGACGTCGACGAAGAATGGGTGAAAGGTTTGCCGCACCGGGATGGAAACTTCCTGCTGTACGTCTGGTGGCTGGTGAACGGCCCTTTCTTTATCGGGGCGGTGGTGGACCGAATTCAAACCGAACGGGCCGGCGAAGAGCCCAGGAAGGCCGTTGGGCAGACATCTATGCCTGCCTCATCGCCGGAGGATACGGAACCCCAGGCACCATCGGTCGAATGACCGAGCGGCAGATCCTGCTGCTCTACGATGCCGAGCAGCGGCGACTGTCCCACCACCGGGCTAACCAGTTCATCGACACCAACCTGGCGTTTGCCGGCGGCAACGACGCTAAAGAACACCTCAAGACGCTTCGGACTTAGTTCGGGGCGTTTTTTTTGCTTGCCACAAAGACCCGTTCGCGCGCGCGCGTAACCATGCGAGCCACTCCTTTCTGACGTGACTCGACATGGCAACGGGCAAAGAACTTGATCTGGCACTACGCATCCGCGCTGACGGGAATCAGGGCGCCCAGGCCCTGGATAACATCAACAGCCAGGTCGAGCAGATCGGTACCAGTGCCACCGCCACCAGCACTCAACTGAGTGCGATCGGCGAGAGTGCCGATCAACAGGCGGCACGGCTCAAGGCCATGGTGGCGGCGAGCCTTCAGCAGCAGGCCGCGTTCGACGCCCTGGCTAGCAGTTCCGACAAGCTCAACACCTCAACCCGCGCCGCAACTGCCGGTTGGCAGGAGAGCGCCCGCGCCCAATCGGCGTCGATGAACGCCTACCACAACGCCGAGCGTGCCAGGCAGCAGCAGATCGCAACCGAGCAGCGAGCCGCCGAAGCCGCCGCCAAGGCCTCGGCCGAGTTCGACAAGCAGCAGGCGGAGCTGGCCAAGCTGCTGGGTGCAATCGATCCGGTCACACGTGAGCTGGAGAAGCTCGACAACCTGGAAAGACGCCTGGGCCAGGCCAGAAGCTCCCGATTGATCGATCCCGAGGGCTTCACCACCTACAACGCCAAGCTCCAGGAGCAGCGTGAACGCCTGCTTGGCACGTCCGATGCCATGGCTGTGGCTGGGATCTCTGCTGGCCAGTACCGCCAGGCCATGCGGCAGTTGCCCGCGCAGATCACCGACGTCGTCACCAGCCTGGCCAGCGGCATGCCGATCTGGCTGGTCGCCATTCAGCAAGGTGGGCAGATCAAGGACAGCTTCGGCGGTGTCGGCGCGACCTTCCAGGCGCTGGGTGACAAGATCAAGTCCTTCTTCGGGGTCGCGAGCACGGCCAGCGAAGGACTGGGTGAGATCGCCCGCGGGGCAGACGCCGCAGCAGTATCGGCCAACAACGCCAGGACCGCGATGACCGGCCTTAGCGGGGCCGGCAGCGCCTTTGCGATCGTTGGCGTCGCAGCCGCTGCTGCCGGCGTGGCACTGGCCGCTGCCTACGAGAAAGGCCGCTCGGAGGCGACCGAGTTGAACAAGGCCATCATCTTGACCGGCAACTACGCCGGAACCAGCGCTGGCCAGCTATCCGCGATGGCCGCTGCGATCGCGAAGGCGAACGGCACCCAGTATGAGGCCGTGGCCGTATTGTCGGAGATCACCTCCACCGGCAAGTTCACGGTCGATCAGATCGAGCTGGTAGCCAGCACCGCCATCGCCATGCAAGACGCCACTGGCAAGGCCGTTTCCGAAACGGTGGCCGAGTTCTCCAAGCTGGCCGAAGACCCGGTCAGGGCGTCGCAACAGCTCAACGAGAAGTACCACTACCTGACTGCCTCGGTGTACGAGCAGATCACCGCCCTGAACCAGCAAGGGGACACGTTGGGCGCCGCCCAGCTCGCCATGGATGCGTACGGCCAGGCGATGGATGAGCGGGCCAGCCAGATCGTTGAGAACCTGGGCACGATGGAGCGCGCCTGGAAGACCGTCGCTGGCGTTGCCAAAGGCGCCTGGGATGAGATGCTCGGCGTGGGCCGGGCGGAGACGCCCGAGGAACGGCTGGAGCAGCTGACCAAGGGGCAAGCCTTTCAGCCTGGCCGCGCTGTGGCCAGCGGGGCTGTCTTCGGCCCGTTGGGCTGGTTCAACGAGCTGCGCAAGGCGTATCAGCGCAGCTCGATGTCGGACGACGAGCGCGGGAAGCAATTCACCGATGCCCTCCAGGAAATCCAGGACGAGGGCGAGAAGGCGCAAAAGGCGCGCCTGGATCGCTACCTTGAAGACGAGGCAATACGCGGCCAGCAGAGCATGGACAGGCTGCTGGAGACCGTTCGCACCAATAAAGAGAAGCGGGACAAGCTGAACCGGGAGTTGGATCGCAGCATCGCCGCGATTCAAGCCACGAACCCGAAAGACGAGCGGCTGCGCCCGGAGAACATCGCTGCTGCTCGGCGAGCCATCGACGAGAAGTACAAAGACCCGAAGACACCGAAGGGGCCGAGTACTCCACTCGATCAGTCCACCGTCACCGAAGCGAAGAACCAGCTGGACCAGTTGCAGGCCGACTACAGGAACGCTGAGCAGAACTTGCAGGCGCAGCAGCGGGCTGGGCTGCTCTCCTACGCCGACTATGTTGCCCGCCGCAGCGAACTGATCCGCCAAAACAAGGACCAGGTCACCGCAGCTTACCAAGCGGAGATCCAGTCGCTGGAGGCGCTGCGCAGCAAGAGCACTACCACTGCCGCACAGCGCATCGGCCTCGACCAGAAGATCGCCGACGCCCGCAACAACATGGTGAAGGCACAGAAGAAATCCGACGCGGACCTGGAGATACTTCAGATCAACGAGCAAGGCCGCCTCAAGAAGCAGGCCCAGGCGGTGAAGGCTTACGCCGACGCGTTGCAGCAGCAGCAAGATGCTCTCGCGCTGCAGGGGGAGCGGGCTGCGGCCGCCGTTGGGATGGGGGCGCAACAGCGCAGGCTGTTCGAGCAACGCGGCAACCTCGACGATCGCTTCACCCAGCAGAGATTGGATCTTGCCAGCCAGTATGGCGACGGCTCGCGTGGCATGAGCCTCGACGAGTACAACGACAAGCTGCAGAAGCTGCAGGCGAACCACGCGGCGATGACCGAGCAGCTCCAACGCAACTACGCGGCCTTGCAGGTCGCGCAGGCAGACTGGACCAACGGTGCCCGCTCGGCGTTCGCCGACTATCTCGACTCGGCCAGGAACGTCGCGGGCCAGACCTACGACCTGTTCAGCAACGCGATGTCTGGCCTGGAGAACAGCGTCGTTTCCGCCGTAACAACGGGTAAGGCCAGCCTGGATGACTTTCTCCGTACGCTCGCGGCCGACTCCGCTCGTATGGCGACCAGGCAGCTCGGGGCATCTTTGCTCAGTAGCTTCGGACTCGGCGAGACCAAAGACGCTGGCAGCAAAGACCTGGCCGTAGGTGCCTCGGCGGTCTCGGCATCGGCCGGCGCCCTGGCAACCGCGGGAGGCACTCTCGTGACCGGCGCCGCGGCGATTCAGGCTGCAGCCGCATCGCTAGCGGCAGCGAACGGTGGCCAGGTGCTGGGCGGCGCAGCCTCTGCAGCCGGACAAGCCGGTCCAGCGGCTGCTATTGCTGCCGCGTCGACCGAAGGCGCAGCCGCAATGGGCAGCGCGATCAGCGAAGCAACCACGTCGGGCGGTGGCACTCTGGCGAGCGCGCTGGCTGGAGTGTTTGGTCAAGGTGCCAGTTTGTTCGGCAACCTGTTCAGCAGCCTACTCGGTGGCGGTGCTGCTGGCGGCACTGGCGGTGGTGGCTGGTTGCAACTGGGCATGAGTGCCGCCAGTGCGTATTTCGGAGGTGGCTTCGCCGATGGCGGGCGTATCCAAGGACCAGGCACCGGCACCAGCGACAGCATCCCGATCCTGGCCTCCAACGACGAGTTCATGACCCGTGCCGCCGTGGTACGGCAGCCCGGCGCACTCGCGTTTCTGGAGCAGTTCAACCGGTATGGCATGGCTGCCCTGAGCGCCTGGGCGAACCCGGTCCGCCACGCTACGGGCGGCTTGATGGGGACTCCTGCTCCGGCCATGCCTGCTCCGGGCCTTTCTGCTTCGCGCCTGCAGGAGCCCGCAAAGAACCTCGGAACCACCCTGAAAAACAGCGTGAATCTCCACGTCTATGACGATCCGCAACGGATCGTCGATGGCGCCTGGAGTAAGGCTGGGCAGGAAAACTTCTGGCTGACACTAAGCCGCGATCCTCAACGAGCACGACAACTACTGGGAATCAACTGATGGCCACCGAATTCGGCACAGCCACGAACCACGCCGACCTGGTCGAACGACTCGTCCAGTTCCTCACCGCCAACCCGACGCTCGTCGCGGCCGGCCAGGCCTACGAGAAAACGTTCGACAACACCATTCCCGCATCCGGGACGGCGATCGCGATTCGCCAGGTGACACTGCGTGCTCCCGGCCTGGGCGGCGAAGACAGCATCTTCATGGGCGTCCAGTCCTACGGCGACACCGCGCTCGACTACTACAACGTCCGGCTGATGGGCGGTACCGCGTTCAATCCTGGCGCGCTCCCGCCGGGTGGCGACTTCTGGACGGCGTTCGTCAACTACAGCCCGCGAGTACAGCTGCTTGCCTGGAACCAGCCGATGCCCTACTGGTTCTTCGCCAACGGCCGACGCTTCTGGTTCGTCGTGAAAGTCTCGACGATCTACGAGTCTGCCGGCGCAGGCTTCATCCTGCCACCGTGCCCGCCGTCGCAGTTCCCGTATCCGCTGGCTGTCGTGGGGTCGTATCGCGGAGACGTCGCCACCCGCTGGTCAGACGTGAGCGACCGTCATCGGGGCATCAGCAGCCCGCTGGAGCGCAGTTGCTATGTCCGCGACCCTGCAGGCCGCTGGCTGGGCTTCACCGTCGCATCGAACAGCAACAACGAGTCCGACTACAACAATCGGACCCTTCTGCCGCTCGGTTGCGGTCGCTACACCGGCAGCGGTGGCGAAAGCGTGGTCAACCAGCTCCGAGACTCTTTCAGCAAGTTCCCCCTCAAGGCGCTGTCGTTCGTCACCCGAGAAACCGAGGGACGCCGGTACCTCGGTGACTTCGACGGCGCTTTCTACGTGCCAACGCTCAACTCCGGCGCTGAGGACGTGATTGTCGAGGACGGAGTGGACCACGTTGTTTTCCAAACCGCTTGGCGTAGCGGTAACCCTTGGCTCTACGCGATCAGGAAGGACTGACATGGCCTATTTCACAGGAACAGCGAACAACCCGTCGGATCTGCTGGGCAAGCTCCGCACCCACGCTGAAACCCTCGGCTGGGTCACCGACCGCGCCTCGGCATCGGAATGGCTTTGTCACAACGCCGACGGCTACTGGTCATTCAACGCCGGTTCCAATCAATGGCAGCTCGCCGGCAATACGGGGTTCGATAACGGCCTGGCGTGGAACGCGCAGCCGGGCAGCTCGGTGCAGAACAACCCGTATTCGTCGAAAGAAACAACCATAGCGCAGCTCAGCGCCGGGCCATTCACGCGCTATCACCTGTTCGCCACCGCTGCCTATCTGCACCTTCACGTCGAAATCGCTGCCGGTCAGTTCCGTCCAGTGATGATCGGCTCCCTGAACAAGCGTGGCGTCGCCTATACAGGCGGTCAGTATGTTTGCGGCTCGTTCATCTACAGCCCTGGCCAAGCGCTGACAAACAATTGGTCGTCGCACCCCTTCGATGGCTATCACATTCGGTACAGTGGCGGCGGCAGCGTGCTGCGGCTGGACAGCCTTGACGGCGGCCCTTCGCCGGAGTGGCTGCCGTTCGACTACACAACGAACGTCTCCCGGCGCGTCGTCGGCCCCGGTCGCGGAAACTACAGCAGTCAGTACCATCCCGACGTTGGGCTGATCGACGCGAGCGCCAACGAGCTGAACAGCTCGACCAACGTTGTGCCGTGTGCAATTTATGCGTTCGGCGCTCAGCAGCGTTCGAGGTACATCGGCGAAGCGCCTGATTTCGGTCTGTGCCGGATGGACTTCCTCGCGCCTGGGGACTCGATCACGATCGGAACCGACACCTGGCGCGTCTTCCCTTTGCTGCAGCGCGGAACAGCAAACGATTTCGGCAACACCAGCGCGCTGGTCGGCTATGCATTCCGGGTGGTCGAGTAGAAATGGCGACCTTCCCCGGATTTCAAGTACCTCGGCCGGTCGAAGCGGTCGTTGCCGGCATCACCCCGAACATCTCCGCTCTGGGCTTGAACCAGGACATCACCCTGGGCTCGGCCAGCGCCTCGACCTGGGCCGGCGCCTACGCGGCGCATCAGCCGGTAGAGGTGATCCATTCGACGTACCAGGCTGTCCACCAAAGCGCTCTGGAAGAGAACTACTACAACCGCCTGTGGCTGATCCCTGGCCGATTGGATCTGGGGAACGTCGTGAGCGTGCAGGAACGTCCCGTCTCAGTTTGGAACGCCCACTTCACGCCCCGCACCCTGTCGCAGATCGATCGCGAGGACGCCGATGGCATCAGCCTGGCCGGCCAGCCGTCGCCGCCGTTGCCGTTCGCGGCGCTGCAGGAGCGCATCTGGACTGTGGCCGTGTCGACGGATGGACCGCCGGTAGTGGACGCGCGCATCGTCTGGCAACTGCAGGACGAACAGCCGTTGATCCTAGTCATTACCGGAAACCGGATCACCGCGTGGCCGTTTGCGCCGGACTGGGCTGATGGCGTGCAGGAGTCACTGGAGTGGTTGACCGAGCTGCTGACCAGCACGTCGGGAGTCGAGCAACGGCGATCGCTGCGCCTGTCACCCCGGCGTTCATTCGAAGCCGAGTTCTACGCGGAGGGGCGCGAGCGCGTGCTCCTCGATCTCAGCTTGGCCGGCTGGGGCGGGCGAATCTGGGCGCTGCCGGTGTGGCCGGACATCCAGTTGCTGGCAAGCGTCACCGCGGCCGGCGCGCTGACGGTCGAGTGCGATACGCGCTGGCGGGACTTCCGGGCCGGGGGCCTTGCGCTGCTGCGCGGTGAGTCAGCATTCGAGTACGAGGTCGTGGAGATCCAGGACCTGGCGGCGTCGGCCATTCAGCTTGCGCGTCCGGTTCAGCGGCGCTGGCCGGCCGGCTCCCGCTTGTACCCCATTCGCACCGCACAGCTGACGGAGCAACCGGCGCTGACCCGGCTGACCGACACCCTCTACAGCGCACAAGCGCGGTTCCTGGTGATGGACAGCAGCGACTGGCTGGAGGTCATGCCGACGGCAACGTACCGGGGCTGGCCTGTCCTCGAGCAGCGGCCCGAAGAGTCCGAAGACTTGTCCCTGTCGTATCAGCGCCTGCTCGATGTCCTGGACAACGAAACCGGCCTGCCGCAATTCGCCGACCAAGCTGGGGTCGGTTTCCCGGTGCATGGCTTCCGCTGGCAGACCGAGGGCCGAGAGGAGCACGCGGCGCTGCGCAGCCTGCTGTACGCCCTGCGCGGCCGACAGAAAGCGATCTGGATTCCGACCCATGCCGCCGACCTGGTGCTGGTCGACACAGTGGCTGCGACCAGCTCCGTCCTCGATGTCGAGCTGTGCGGCTTGGCGCGGTTCTTCAGGTCTGATGCTCCCGGCCGGCGCGATATCCGCATTGAGCTGTTCGGCGGGCAGGTCTTCCACCGCCGCATCCTCGACGTCAGCGAGCTGAACGTCGACGTCGAGCGCCTGGCGATCGACAGCGCGCTGGGCAGCGTTGTCCGGCCGAGCGACGTCGCACGCATCTCGTTCATGACCCTGTGCCGGCAGGACAGCGACAGCGTGCAGATCACACACGAAACCGACACCGACGGCATCAGCACAGCCAGCACGGTGTTCCGAGGAGTACGCGATGAGCTTCAGTGATCGCGAGCGGTCCCTCGCCGATGGCCAGGCGATCAGCTTGTACGACTTCCGCCTCGGCCCGATCCGATGGACTTACACCACCGCGAATCGAGACATCGAGTTCAACAACATGACCTTTCGGGCGCGGCCGGTGAGCGACGATGGACGGCGCATGACCGGCCAGGCTAGTGCCGACATCATGACTGTTACTGGCCCGAGCGACCTGGAGGTTGCGCAGCTGTACCGTGGCGCTCGGCCGTCGAAGGCTCCAACACTGACCGTCTGGGACATCCACTGGAACGAGCCCCAGGGGCTTGTGGTGTGGATGGGCAGGATCGACGAGGTGAACTGGCCGGCCGACAGCCGGGTGCAGATCAAGTGCCGGCTGCTCGGAACAGAACCGCGTACATCGATCAGCCTCGCATGGGGACGTGAGTGCCCTTACACGGTGTTCGATCACAACTGCCGGGCAGACCGCGAGCAATACCGCGTGCCGTTCACCGTCGAGTTGCGTGATGGCAACAGCGTGACGGGGGCCGGCAACGCGATCGGCGGCTACCCCGATGCTTGGTTCCGCGGAGGCTACGTCGAGTGGGACAGCGGCCAGGGAGTGATCGAGCAGCGTGGCATCCAACAACACACCGGCAACCGCCTGGTCCTGGTCGGTGGCACCTCGCTGTTGGCTCCTGGTACTCGGGCTGTCGCGTTCCCCGGATGTGATCAGCTCATCCAAACCTGCAACGACAAGTTCAACAACACAGCGAACTGCGGTGCAGTGCCATTCCTTCCGGGCAAGTCGCCGTTCGACGGCGATCCCTGGTGGTAACTGGTAGGAGTCATCCATGTGGGTGCAAATCGCGATTCTTGTCGCGTCGTATCTGATTAGCAGCGCTACTTCTGCGAAAGCGCCGAAGCCGAAACCGGAGGCGCTGACTTCCGAAGATCTGCCTCAGACCGAGGACGGCACTGGCCATTACGTGATCTTCGGCGATGTGTGGATCGAGGACTGGATCGTCCTCGGTACCGGTAACGAGCGGATGAAGGCAGTCAAATCGAAAGGGTCGAAGAAGTGACGGATCTGATCATCACAACAGCGCATCTGCGCAGTGTGCCAGGGCTGACCAGCCGACCGGGCTACTGCGTATCCGGTGCGAGGGCCTGGTTCAACGCCCACGGCCTGGACTGGCACCGATTCGTTGTCGAAGGTGTATCCGCATCCGTGCTGGAAGCTACCGGCGATGAGCTGGCCCTACGCCTTGTCAACCACGCACGTGCGGAGGCGGGAAATGGGCGGCCGTAGCAAAGCGCAAACGATGGGCTGGCGCTACTACATGGGTATTCTCATGGGGTTTGCGAGAGGTCCGCTGGACGAGATGGTCGAGATCAAGGCCGGCGACCGTACCGCTTGGAAGGGGTCGGTCAAGAGCAACCAGACCATCCAGATCCAGGCCGGTGAGTTGTTCGGTGGGGACAAGGCCGAGGGTGGCATCGCCGGGCCGCTGGACGTCATGTTCGGCGCCCCGGACCAACCGGCGAACCCTCGCTTGGCGGCGATGGTAGGTGGCCTGGTGCCCGCGTTCCGCGGCGTCACCACTGCTTTCTTCGACGGGCAACTCTGCGCGATGAACAAGTATCCGAAGGCGTGGATGAGCCGGTGGCGGCGCGCGCTGAACGGATGGGACGGTGGAGTTTGGTATCCCGAGAAGGCAGTGATCAGCCTGGCCGGCGACCAGGTGAAGGCGATGAACCCCGCTCACATCTTGTTCGAGTGCCAGACCAACCGCGACTGGGGCCGTGGCAAGGATCGCGGCCTGCTGGACCAGGCGTCATATCGCACGGCCGCAGATACGTTGTTCGCCGAGGGCTTTGGTCTGTGCCTCAAGTTTCGCGTGGCAGACGAGTTGGACAACTTCGAGCAGACCGTCCTCGATCACATTGGCGCCACTCAGTTCCTTTCCCGCTCGACCGGACTTTGGACGCTGCGGCTGATCCGTGACGACTACGACGTCGCGACGTTGCCGGTATTCGACGAGGACAGCGGACTGCTCGGGATCGACGAAGACAGCATCACTGCGCTCGACGGCACGGCGAACCAGTTCGTCGTCGTGTGGCACGACCCGATCACCAACACCGACCGGCGTGCCCGTGCGAAGAATGCCGGCGCGATCCGCGCTGCCGGCGGCGTGATCACGACGACGAAGGAGTATCCGGGCCTACCGACCGGCGAGTTGGCAGGCAGGGTGGCGGCGCGCGACTGCAACGTGTCGACGTCGGCTATCCGCAAGCTCCAGTTGCGGCTCGATCGGCGCGCCTATGCGGTGGACCCAGGCGACGTGTTCTGCGTTCGCAGCCGGAAGCGCGGGATCGAACTGATCGTCCTGCGGGCCGGCAAGATCGACTATGGCACCCTCACGAAGGGCACCATCGCCATCACCGCGCTGGAAGACGTGTTCGGACTGCCGGCAGCCGGGACGTCCGCAGTCCAGCCGCCGAACTGGACCCCGCCCGACCGCACCCCGCGGGTCATTGCGACCCGCCGGCTCATTGAGGCGCCGTACCGCGACCTCGCGGCGGCACTGAGCGATGCGGATCTCGCCCAACTGCAGCCCGAGACGGGTGTCCTCGCCGTGGTGGGCATGCGGCCGTCCGGCCTGCAGATGAACTACGCGCTGCTCAGCCGCGTGGGGTCTGCACCATTCGAAGAGCGCACGTCCGGCGACTTCTGCCCGGTCGCGACAATCTCAGCAGATATCGGCCGGGGCCTGACCAGCGTCAGCGTCACGCTTGTCCAAGGGGTTGACCTTGACCTCGTCGAGGTGGGCTCGGCCGCGATGATCGATGACGAGATCTTCCGCGTCGACGCGATCAACGCCGCGGCCGGCACCGCGGTGCTCGCGCGGGGATGCGTCGATACGGTGCCAGCGCCGCATGAGGCCGGCGCGCTGATCTGGTTCTACGAGGATTGGGCGACCGAGGACACGCGTGAGTACGTGACTGGCGAGACAGTGAACGTAAAGCTGCTGAGCCGCACCAGCTCGGCGACGCTCGCAGAGAACATTGCGCCGGTCGACTCGCTGCGAATGAACCAGCGCCAGGCCAGGCCCTATGCGCCAGGCCGGGTGCTTGTGTGCGGTGTGGCGTATCCGACTAAGACCTACGGTGTGCTGACCGTGTCTTGGGCACACCGCAACCGGCTGCTGCAGGCCGACCAACTGGTGGACTCTTCTGCTAGCAGCATTTCGCTGGAGGCCGACACGACATACACGCTGAGCATCTACAGCGGCACAAGCCTGAAGAAGTCGTACACCGGCCTGACCGGCACGACCTGGACCTACCCGATCGAGGACGATATAGCGCACGGGCTGTTGCCGGTGCTGCGCATCGTGCTGTTCAGCGTTCGCGACGGTCTGCAGAGCTGGCAGCAGCACGACATCACAATCGAACGACACGGCCTTGGCTTCCGCCTCGGCGAGGAACTTGGAGGCGTAGCACCATGACTCTTTATATGGGACCGAATACCGGCCTGCTGATCAATGGCTTGCCGGGAGAAGGGCATTACAACGATCTGATTCGGATGTGGCGCTGGGATGACTTCCTGCGCCAGCCCGTGGTCAAGGGGCGCGTCGCCACACTGCCCACAACCGGCCAGGCCGAGGGGGACACGTACATTTTCACTGGCTCCGGCTCCAATCAGAACCGCCTAGCGCG